CAGTATCATTATATGAAACTGTCCAGTTTCTTATTTGTAATCTACCTTCTCTAATTCTAGTTCTTGAACCAGAAGATGAGGCTTGGCCTAAAGCTAAATATTGTTGTGAGAATGTATATTCAATTTCATATTGTTCACCAATAAAATAATCAAAACTTGTAATATCTCCACTAACAACTAATGAAGTTCCACTTTGTGAAACTATAGTTATGTCTCTACCTGCTTTGTTTACACCACCAGACCTTCCAACTAATTTCATTGTGCTGTCTACAGTGTAAGGCAAAGTAATTGTGGTTTGATTAGTACCTGCATTGTAACTTTCAGTTACGTTTGAATTAGAAATTTTTCTATCTAAATGAGTTAAATAAGTTGCGTTTGCATCAACTGAAGCAGGAGCACAATCTATTTTTTCTAAATAAACTCCATCTGACCTATTAATAATTAAAAATAAATCAGTACCAACAAAATCTACGTTTAAAATTGTTGTGTTGCTTGAATTACCAATAGTCCATTTATGCCAAGAACTTTGTAATCTTCTGCTATCAGATACAAACCATTGATAAATATATAATGAATTTAAGAAGCCTGCTTTAGAACTTAAGCAAACTAAAATGTTTTCATTAGAAGCATTAGAGAACTTAAACATATCTGAAGGAATATATTTAGGAACATTAGCTGTTATATCTTCCCCTGTGTTTGTTTCCCCATCACTTTCTACATACATTTCTCTAACGCCAGTAAACTGACCTTTGTCAAAAGCAAAGAATACATTACTTCCTGAACCTACTGGTTTTACATTAGCTGTATTTTCATATTCAGTTGTTACGGTTACTGAAACATTGTTAGGAGTTAATGATGCTCCACCACTTAAAATAAATTGTGTTTGGTCTGAAAATAATAATAATTTTTCATCAAAAGCTACTGCGTGTTTAAGTAAAGAAACTTTTGTATGAGATACGTTAATATCAATAATATCTGTATCTAAACTGTCTGTTACAGTTTCATTAAAAAATTCAAAAAATTCTCCTGACCTAGATAAGACTACGTTTTCATCTGATAAAAACCCAAGTCTATTTCTATGAAAGAACATATCTTTAATATTAGTTCCAACAAAACTTGGTTTAGGTGAGCTATCTTCATCACCTACAACTCTCTCACCCCATTCAGGTACATCATAATTAGTTGCTGAAATTGTATAAGATGAACCATCTGCCTGTGTTAATCTAAAATTTGAATCTGCTGTTCTAATTAAAAGTAATGGCATTGTGTCAGCATCAAGCTTAACTTCAATACCTGGAGCTACTGTTTCTTCCCAAACTTCAGTGCTTGCTACAAATTTTACATAATAATTATCAAAACTATTTGATGCATCACCTTTAACTTCAACGACCATTCCATCTATTCCTTTAGCTGGTAGGTCTGAAAAATTTTGTACTTGGTCTTTAATAACTTGAGAAGCCTGGTCACCATAACCATCTGAAGCTGATACTGTTAAACTTCCTGAAGCTTTAACTATTGAGAAACTTGAGTTTCCAATTTTATTTAATGTTATTCCTCCAGGTGAACCAACTGCACTAAATAATCCATCTCTAATACTTTCAGTAGATGTATTAGAACTTGAAAATGAATAAGTGCTTCCATCTATAGTTATAGAATAATTTGTATTGTTTACTCCTTGTAAAACTGTGTAGATGGCTTGTTCGATTTTAGCTGTACTTGTAGTACCATCCATCGCAACTGTTTTTGTTGTATTTAATATATAAGTATAATCGTTAACAGTTAGCGCTCTAAAATCTCTTCTTGGATTTGTAGATGTTAAATAATTAAGTGCGTTAGTTTGATAAACTATAGTTTTTTGAGTTCCTGTAATTGTGTAAACACTAATTGCTCCATTAGTTATAATCACAACATATCTTTCTGAAGTGTCTCTGTTTATTGTATGAATGAATGCGTTAGTTAAAGAAGATGAGCTTAATTTAGCTATGTGTTCTGTAGGTGCTCTTTTTTTTAATCCTTCTACTACATTTGAAAGACCATTAATTTGTTCTGTAGCCTGGTTCTCTAGTCGTAATATCTCTGGTTGTTGAGACACACCCCCAACTAAATTGGGTATACTTCTAGTTATTAAAGGCATTTTATGACGTTACTTTTAATGCACCATTTCTATTGATTGTTTTAAATTGGTCTAAACTATCAAAGATATTATGGTCTGCTGTAGTTGCTTCAGCTTGTTTTAATACTGCTAAAGCTCTTAATTCATCTTGTTGTGTAAATCTATGTAGAGCATTAGCTCCTAATGTTCTGTCGTGAAAAATCCTAGATGACCTAACAGTTATAAATCTTCTTGCTTGTTCTATAATTTCTTCAAAAGGTAATAAATAAATAATATGAACATCTGTAAAATCTTTATTCCAAATAAAAGTTTCTGTAGCTAAATTAAATAAAAAACTTCCTCTTAATACTGGGTCATAAGAACTTTTGTTTTCTCTTAAGTGATTAAATTCAACGTGAAGTACATTGTTAGCTATTGGAATTTTGTTATCTGTATTTCTTGATAAAGTTGATTTATACGAACTATTAAATTTCCAACCCATTGATTGAACTTCTCTATTAATTTCATCTAAAATATTTATAGCCATAGTAGCGTCTGTAGGTAGACTTCCTGTTAATGAGTTAACTGGAGCTTCTCCTATAGTGCTTAACATTGTGTTAACAGCCTCTAGCTTTGTAGTTCTTGAATTTGATGCCATAATAAATTGATTGAGTGGCCAGGCGTAATTAAACGCCTAGCCTTCGTTGACTTGAGATTAAGCAGTTTTGATTTCGCAAGCTGACTCTGGTCTAACTATGCCAGACCCTAAAGCCATTTTGCCAACCATTAACGTACCTTGTCTTCTGATGTCGTATTCAGACTCCATAGACAAATCCATTAATTTAACTGTTCCAATCGCTGATTTATGAAACACAGTTGCTACAGTTGTTGATGCGTTTACATTGTATGTATTATTAGCACCAGAAACCGCAGTTGAGTTATCAGCATAAGCTGTAACTGCTGTGTTTGATTTAATGATGTTGATACCTGCTACTTTAATAACTGTACCATCAGAGTAAACACCATTGTTTCCTCCAAAGTCTCTGTTCAAGATTTTATCATTTTGAACAATGTTATAAAAAGTTTGAGGTGTCACAACACAATATCTATCCATAGAAGGTACATCCTTCTCGTCTAGTTTTTGTGCACAGTAGAAAATACTCTCGATTAAAGACGAAGTGTTTGTGTTTGCGTCTGCATCGATGTGTGATAATCCACCTTGTCCACCAGTGATTGTTGATGATGCTCTTGCACCTAACACTGCTAATTGAAGTAGGTTTTTGTCTACTGTATTAGCTAATGCTCTACCCATTTCAGAAGTATAAATACTTCTTACATCGTAGTGGTTTTTTGCTTCATCAATGTTAGCAATAAACGCAGATGAAACCAAAAGGTCATCTATGTTAATTGTCTTTTCACTGTGATTGATTGACGAGCCGACTATCTCATTTCCTGGAGTATGATAGCTAGCTGAAGTTGTTCCAATTACTGGAAACTGTGCTGACTTTCCTGAAGAAATTGTTCTTACTTGAGTCATCCCAAGCATTTTGTTTTCTCTCATAAAAGTAGCTAAAACTTCACCGCTCCATACTTTTAAGAAAAGAGCCGATTTATCTGCACCGCCATTGTCTGCGCCAAGTCTTGACGCTACTGCGTTTGCCATATTATTTCTCCTTTTTTATATGGTTGATTGTTTTAGCCCTGCACATACTTCAAAGAGTTATCTTCTAAATTTTACTCGCAAGTAAAATTACGAAGGCAATTTTTATCTTTGTGTAGGTCACCCCTCTTTACGAAGAGTGGGTTAATAGTCCGCCACCTATTTCAGTTAGATTATTTTCTCTATCTAAAAATTTGTATTCAACTGTAGTTAAATGAAAATCTTTAATTAATTTATTACAAATAACTTCAGCATCAAATTCACCACAAGAGTAAATATCAATTTGCATTAATGCTGGTTGAACCTCATCCCAACAGTGGATTGCGATATGTGAAGTTTCAATAATACACATAGCAGTTAGACCACGATTTCCTTTCATATTACAATAAATTGCAATAGGTGAAATCATAGGTTTCATACCAATACTTTGAATGAACCTTAACATCCATAACTGCATATCAGCTTCATCCTGTGGAGGCTTATTGCTTTCAGCACGGATGATTAAATGTTTATGAATTAATAATTTATTATCCATTATCTCTTGTTAAACTTGTCTATTACATTCAAACCAAAGCTTCCTGAATAGACAATAAGGATTGCCCAAAGTATTTCATTTGGTGCTGATTTTAAAATTTCAAAACCTTTAATAATAAAAGGTTGTACCTGTGGAACGAAACAAGCTGTAACTAATAATGTTGTATAAACAGTAAGCCATTCATCCTTCCAGGATTTTTCTGAACTAAT